TTTTTCTTTATCTAAATTTGAAAAATACGCAGGAGCCGCCTTTTGTAGTTGATTAATGGCCTCTATTCTTTGTTTCCTTGTAAGGTTTTCTTCCTTAATTGCGGTTACAATCTTATCAATTTTTATTTGCTCGGTTGTCAAAGATGCTATGATGCCGTCATATGCATTTTTTGTATCTTCAATGGCCTTTTTGTTCTGACCTAATCCTCTTGTCCATGCCCCAAATCCATTTGTAGCAAATGAAACAGCAGCTGTAATAAGGCTTAACCCAATCCCTAATCCACCTGCACCAATCAATGAACTTCCTAAAGCCTTTAATGCGCCACCTGTTGATTTTGTTTCGGTCTTTAACCTTTGGAAACTTTCTAATAACGGATTAATGTTGTTGGCAATACCTATAAATCCAAAAGGCGCATCCTGTGCGACACGCCCTAAATTAGTCAATGCCTGTGTAGCCTGATTTGCACCATTTTTGAACCCGCCGGCTAATGTGCTATCAAGTTTTTGAGCCTCCTTAGCAGTGACAGCTAAAGACTTTGAAACGTTTTGCGCCCCCTTTGCAACCGTATCAAACCCCGTTGCTTCAACAACTATTTCTATCTTTTGCGCCACTACTTTTTGATTTTAATTTTATGCCGTTTCAAAATAGCTTCATATCTTTCCTTAGTCATTGCAGGTAAACTCTTTGATTCACTTTCAATCGGCCATATCTTGTCAATACTACCCACCGCCTTGCTGCCTGCCATACTCGATGCAATGATGTATGTACTGTACCTTGTAATCATCATCTGCTCTTTTACCCTTTCATTGTAACCTTCACAGGCTGCATAAAATTCAACAGGCAAAGAAGTGTAATACTCATAAGCAGACCACCCCAAACGACCTAAAGCGAACTTTAGATTTTCGTACCCGATTTCTTTTGCGCTTTTTTTTTCTCATCTAACTTTTCCGTTCCTTCCTTAATCAAGTCTTTCCAAAGGTTCGTTTCACTCATCACTTTTACCACCTGTTCATTTACGTTTGCTTTGTCGTGAAGATTATCCACCCATTCGCAAACCTGCTCGAATGTATAATCAGGCTCTTCACGCTTAACGTATGAATTGCCACGCAAGCCACCGTAATACATAGCATACATGAATGATGATGTTGTTTCACTATCGTTGTAGCTTCCGATTATCTCAATGGCAAGTTGATTGAATTTTAAACCCCTTTCTTTACCTCCAATGTTTATTTGAATGTAACTCATATTAGATGTTTATGATTTGGTATGTTATCCATACATCAACAGTACTATCACCGTTTGCAGGATTGCCGCCTGAAACAATCGTAACAGGTTGATTTTCAAAATTACTTTGAATGCTGCTGAATGCACTTAAATACCTTTGCATTGCAGGCTGCACCATCGTTGTTGATGTGTTTGCAAGGAAGCCGGTAGAACTACCAGTCAACTGATAAAGTGTAGGAGTTCCAAGATACAGCGTTACGGCTGTATTTGTATCATATGCCGTTGTAACAAAGTTTAAGCGCAAAAAAACCTTTAGCACGTCAATCATTTTCCCTGCGCCTGGAGCAGCTATTAAATTTATAGCTGTTCCAAGTGTCAATATTTGTGCGCTCGACAAACTGACCTTAACTGTTTTTACATTCAGATCTGCAATGTCCTGTGTGCTGCACCTTTTCGTTACACCACCTTCAACGATTGGTAAATCTTCCGTACCATCTAATGGTAAATTAGCTTCCGTTAATTCCGATATCTTTACGTCTGCCATAAATTTAGTTTTCAGTGGTGATTTTATCACCGCTTTCAGTTATTAAAAAATCACTTCCTTCAGTAAGGATATACCTTGCTGTTCAGCTTTCTTCAGTTAATACCGGTGTACCGTAAGGCTTCAAAGTACCGGTAAATGTACCAACAGAATCAAACCCGTAAGTAGAAGAAAGGGCTGAAAAATAACCGGTGCCAGTTTCAATCTCATCACCGGCAACAGGTGATTCAGGAGCAATCTTAAAACCAACAGTTGTTTTATCCCTTAAAAGAGTACGCAGTGAAGTTCCGCTGATTTTTCCTGTTTCAGGGTCTTGCAGATGCTGCCCTTCAAAAGAATAGGAAATTGTTAACTGTCCGGGTGAACTGTCCGGTCCGCATGCTGATGCTGCGTCAATTTCTGCAATAGAATCTTCTTTACCAACTGATAAAAGACAAACAACGGTATCATAATCCGTGCCGCCCGCTGGGTCGATGAATAACAACATCTTGCCGCCTTGTACTTTATGTTCTGCCATTTTGCTTATTTTAAATGATGAAAATATTTTGTGTAAAAATTAGTATTCTTGTTATGAACTTCCGTTCTCCTAAAATCCCAAGTCGCTGCGTTATGTCCTGCGCTAACTTTAAATCAGTCATTTGCATACCGTCGGCACTCAAATCAAATACACTGTTCACATCAGGTTTAATTGCCTGTAAAATCTGCCCAACCGTTGTGTTAAGTGTTGAACTGTTCACATATTTGTACTCCCATGAATGAATTGAAAGTTGAATGTTACAGTTAAAATCAAAAGAACTTTTAGTACTTACATCGTTACTGCTGACATCAGAAATAACAACATAGATTTTATCCAATACATCATCCGGTTCTTCACCCTCATAAACAGGGATACCTAACGCATCTATTGCGTTGTAATACGCCTTTAATATGGGAGTGTTTATATCAATCACTTAAATATGTTTTCAATTCTTTTTTCCAATTTTGGCAACTCCCTTACTATTGAAGGGTAAAGGAATGGTTTTGGCCTTATCCCGTTCTGCAAAATATTTAACGCTATCCAGTAAGCAGCCTGCTGCATCGAATCGTAACTTGCTGCGCTTTGCGAGTTTCTACCAGATTTTGTTTTCAATGCCCCAATCCCTTTTCGCTGCGCCCATGCCATGATAGTCTGTACAAAATCATTAAAATCACCACTATCACCCGTTTTATCTCCTCTGAATGTTCCTGCATACGCCTGCCATTCTGAAGGCAAAGAATTAATGTAACTCGCTGCAAATTTCCTTGTGCCAAATTCAATGTAGGCCGCATAATTTCTATTTGCTGTAATTGTTACACTCAAAGAATTTACCGTACTGTCAATGCTTCCTAACAATCCACCTTCATCACTGCTATTTGTACTAACTAATAGCTTTGCATTTTTTACAACAGCACCACCGAAACCATCCAAAGAAGCGTTCACCTCATCTGCTGTGTCCTGTGCTATTTTGTCGAATTTAGCAATGACCTCATCCAGTCCTTTTATCTTTATCGCTATACTCATTGAATATTGATAAAAAATTGACCTTGCACATCCCGACCTACTGCATTTGTCCAACTACTTGTGGTACTTGCACTATTTGAAACCGTAACCGTACTTCCATTCGCGGCAACCGTTGCCACCGATGCCGACTGTGTTGTGTTGTTTCTCGTGTGCAGAATAAAGTACTGCTTACCCCATGCTGTTGCGCTATTCGGTAAGGTAAATGAAACCGATGTACCTGTTCCCGTTCCTTCAATCTGAACCATGACCTTCATTGTCTTACCAACTACCTGATATTGGATTAATTTGGTAGTATAAGATGACCACCCGGTAATCGTTGAAGTGGCCGAATAGTCAACCCATGCCGCCGTGTCCTGCTTCTTTGCCACAAGAGTAGCTAATGAATCCCGTACTTTGTTCAGTGAATATCCGGTAACGTAATTGCTCACCGCCCGGCCCGAATCGGCTACATCCTTTTTTAAAAGCAGCGCATTATACAAGTCCGTTTGTGCATCCAAATCGCCTGTAATGGTACCCCACTCCGGAGCAGATGAACCTGTACTGTCCTTTATTTTGTAAACTGTTGATCCAATCTGAAAAAATATACTATCCTTACCGGGAACCCGGAAAATAGTATTCACCCACTTATTCGCTGTATCGATCGATGCACCGGCAATAGAATCCCTCATCAAATCAATCAAATCCTTAAAAGTTGCTTTATACTGCGTATTAGGCGCACGAAGGGCAGGAAAGTAATCTGTAGCACTCACGCTGTCAAATGTAGGCAGCATGGCATAATTAATACGCTGCGCGCTCACAGATGTACTTATACAAACCAATATGATAAAAAAATATCTCATTAATAATAAATTATCGTTGCAATCTCACCGGCATTGAAAGGAACTGACCATGTTGTATCTCCTGTGGCCTGGTTAATCACCACTTGCTTATCCGTTGCTGTTCCTGTTGTCTTTACCACAAACTGAACCCCGTCTTTAAACGCAGCAAAAACAGTTTTACCAATTAATCCGATATTGGTGAATGTCGTTTCATCCCCAATTCCTGTGTAATTTATAACCTGTATGCTATCGTTGTCCACCGGTGCTGTTGAATTTATATTTGTGTCAATCCTTACGCATCTGATAATCTCAAACGCTTTGAATCCTTCGCTGTCAATACCAACTGAATTTACCCTGAATAACCGCCCCTCATACTCAATCAAATCATTGCTTTTCGTTGGCCTGTCCTTTTCAAACCTGATAATAAACCTTTGGTCATACTCCCATACCTGCTGCTGTAACGTACTTGATGAAGTACCAAACCTTTCGTTTGCTTGCGC